GTATCTATAACCAAGCATTTGCTTTACTGGTAGGCGGTATTTTCCATCTCTGATGTTCTTTTCAACTCGCCATTTTACGTTTTGAGATACTGATAAAGCTTCTTCTTGAGCAAATTCAGCGAACATTGTTATCATCTGGTCACATTTTGTATCTAAGGAAGATATGTTTTGTGATTCAAAGTAAATCTCTATTCCTTTGTTTCTCAATTCTCTAACAATTGTTAACAAATCAATAATGTTCCTTGCGAATCTCGAGATGGATTTAACCAATATGATATCTATCAATCCTGATCTAGCGTTTTCAATCATATTTATGAACCCTTTCCTTTGAGTAGTGGTGGTTCCGCTAATTCCATCGTCATAATAGATGCCCGCAAATTCCCAGTTGGGGTTAGCGACGATGATTCTAGTATAGTAATCAACCTGTTCTTCTAACGAAGTTTCTGATGATTCTTTATCATTAGATATTCTTGCATACGCAGCTATCTTCAATTTTTTATCAGGATATATTTTATGGAGCGATTTAATTTCCATGCTGAGTTCCTCCCACTTTTATGACATCGAATAAAAGCTCTCTTTTTTCGTCTTTAACCAAAGATTTATAAATAGGCTTTTGAAGAAGTAGTGAATCAAGATTCTCTTCTGTTATTTTGATGTCCGTTTCTCCAATAATAAATCTTATTGAATTGTCGCTTCTTCTTATTGCACCTTTTATTAGTTGCGAGGCTAATTGATAGGTTAAGAGTGACTCATCGTTCAAATATTCATTAATAGTCTTTTTAATGAGCTCCTTTTTATAGGTGTCATATGCCTCATTTTCGAGTTTTAGAATTAGATCGTTGTTATAATCAATTTGCTTTTTGGCGTAGTCAAATTTAAATTTATAAGCTTCCATCTCGTCGCTTTTGATTTGTAACTTTATGATTGTGGCAAGCTCCTCTTGTAATTCTTCGTTTTTTGCCTTTAATTCGATTATCTTTTTTGCCACTCCATTCATTGTGTTTTCATAAGCCGTTGAAACAAATGCCGTCATTGACTTATCAAAGCCAACAAAATGTCGATATACGTCTGCTGTTGCTTTGCGAACAAGGATAAAATCTAAAGTGCTTTGAGAATCACATTTAACATAGTTTTCTGCCATTCTTGTTGTAGATTTGCATGTTAAAACGGCTCTTTGATACGGTGAACCCGGATGAATATAGTTTAGTTTCATTGGCCTTAGACAGTTCTCACAAACAAGTAAGCCTGATAGTGGATTGATGGTGTTTGATATCGAGCTATCATCCATCTTTTTCTTTCTTATGATTTTGACTAATTCAAACGAGGTTCTATCGATAATTGCTTCATGATGGTTTTGAAGCACATATTTTTCTTCTAATCCATCGTTTTTATAGGCCTTGTGATCTAAAAAATCGAGTACTACCGTTTTCTGCATTACAAAGTCTCCGACATATTTTTCGTTCTCTAACATCCTCAAGATATCAGCGACCGCCCATTTGTCTTTTCCTGTACCGGTTTTACAACCCTGCTCTTCCATTATCTTGATTATTTCTCTAAATGAATAACCACATAGATATAGGTTAAACACTTCTTTAACGATATCGACTTCTGTTTTATCGACCACAACCTTTCCATCTGGACTTGTTAAATACCCCTTGGTAGTAGCGGTGTGCATCTTTCTTTGTCCTTTGGCCATACGCTTTCTAACTCCCCATTTAACGTTTTCTGATATTGACTTCGATTCCTCTTGTGCGAATGAAGCAAACATTGTGAGCATCAGGTCAATTTTTGTATCGTTAGTGGATATGTTTTCTTTATCGAACCAAACCTCAACGTTTTTCTTTCTTAGTTTTCTAACCGTTGATAAACAGTCGACAGTGTTTCGCGCAAATCTAGATATTGATTTAACCAATATCAAATCTATCTTTCCTGAGAGAGCATCATTAATTAAATTGGTAAAACCTTGTCTCTTTTTAATTGATGTCCCGGATATCCCTTCATCTGAGTAAAGCTTTACAAACTCCCAGTCTGGGTTCTTTTCGATCCTGGTTTTATACTCATCTAACTGCGCATTAAAAGAATTCTTTTGATCGTCCATATCTGTTGATACACGGGCATATGCAGCGACTTTCTTTTTTAGCTTTACGCCTGTATCAATGTCTACGACTGGTCTAATTCTTTTAGGGATGACCTTCATCACTGTAGGTGTAGTTTCCATTATAATTTTCACTCCTTTCTTACAATATACATCACTCTAAAGAGTGATATTATCAACCGAAATTGATACTGCAATGATCCCTATTTTACGATAGGAAGATGCAGTTCTTTTCGCATGTTTAAAAGAGTGTGATACCACACGTAATGACTAATGAGATTATCCTCTTTTAATTTATCTAATATGGCTTTAAGAACAGGCCATCTATCTTCGTTTTTCATAGAGTTTCCTTTCCTCTAGAAGAAACGAATCGTAAGCATAATCATTTAACCAAAATAAATCTTTAAATGTAATTGACGCCGAGTAACATTGTGATTTTCATATTCTTTTCAACAGTAATCGTATCGAATGTTACGCGGAGTAATTTTTTATAAATTTACAAAGTAAAAAAGCATCTGTTTTGAACTTCTAAAGTCGAATATTACTCCGCGTCAATTATTTTTTTCAGTTTCTCTTTCTACAATTTTATCAACATCTCTCACGTAAAAAAGATGCTGACCAAGAAAGGAGGAACTTTTCAATGTCGCAAAATCGCAAAAGAAAAAGAGCGAAACCTAGAGACTATCTTCAAAAAATGCGTGACTCTCTATGCTGGACACAAAAAGAAGTGGCGACTCGAATGGGAATCGACACATTTGTCTATAACGGTATCGAAAATGGCAGACGTGGCGCACTCATGAACGCTAAACGATTAAAGTCACTTGCGTTTGCTTTTGGAATACCAGTCAGTGAACTCATTGATATGGAAATAAGATATCTCGACGAAGTGGAAGCAAGAAATTCAAAGGAGGAATAGTCATGATTTCTGATATAAAGAAACAAATGATAAACGATGCACCTTCCCAAAGGGAACTTGTCGACACTTACATCGGATCTACAGAGTTTAAAAGCGCTAATACGGAACACGTATATCTTTCTATCCTTAACAGGTATTTGAAATATCTAGAAGAAAAACGAATCGATAAGCCAACGGAATTCACTACCAAAGCGTATAAGAAAGATCTAAGAAACAAAGGATTAGCAGCTAGAACGCTCCAGCTAATAACAATAGTGCTAAAAGGTTTCTATACCTGGTGTTTGGATAATGAGTTATATCCCAACATTGCTAAAGGTTTACAAAACGAAACGATCAGAAAGGATTTCAAAAGAAAAGCCATCGGCATAGACAACGCAAAGAAGCTTATTGAATATTGCCGAGAGGAATATAAAAAAGATCCTAAAGATCTCGCCAAACTTAGAAACTACACAATGATTTATTTAATGCTCCATATCGGGTTAAGGACAGTTGAGGTAAGCAGAGCAAATTTCGAAAATGTTAAAGAAATTGAAGGAAGACATTACCTTTATGTCAAAGGCAAGGGCCATAACGATCCTGATGATGCTATTAGATTAGAACCAAAGGTTCTCAATGTTCTAAATAGGTATATTAAAGCTAGAAAAGAAACTTCAGGTCCAATTTTCATTAACCATGGAAATCGTAATTTGAACGAAAGAATAGAACCTAAGGTTATTTCCAAAATAGTTAAAAGCTATCTAAGGGCAATAGGCCTTAATGATTCAATCTATACAGCTCACGCTTTAAGGCATACCTGTGCTGCTATAGCAATTAATAATGGAGCAACAATTCAAGAAGTTCAAAACCTCTTAAGACACAAGTCTATCGATACAACAACAATTTATCTCCGCGAAATCACACCAGAGAATAATCCAAGCCAAAGTTATATTGAGAAGGCTTTTGGTGATGAGGAAGAAGACTAATTTTTAAATCTTTTCATCGTGAGTAGACGTTAAATCGAAAGGAAAGATTATCGCATGAAAAACGAAAACAATAATGGTGTAATTCAAGATATTAATCTTGAAAAAGACACAACAACCTCAAATCAAATAGAAGTTAAAACTTTTAATTCTGATCTGTTTGGCTCTCTAAGAACAGCCTATGATCAATTTGGTAGACCTGTTGTCTGCCTTAAGGATGCATGTACTATCCTAGACATCAAAAATCCAAGCGATGCAAAAACAAGATTAAAGGCTGATGGAATAGTGCGCCTTGCCAAAACTGATGGCTCTAAATTTCATAATTACCTTTATATCACTGAAGGTAATTTGTATCGCTTGATATTCCAATCTAGAAAACAGGAAGCGGATCAATTTATGGACTGGGTAACGGAGATCGTTTTGCCATCCATTAGAAAATATGGCCGTTATGATGTTAGGCAAATAACCGGTAGTCCGGAAGCAGCAATAGCATTCCTGGATTCATATAATGAATTAAGAGTAAGAAACAATGTTCTAGAGTCGATTAACGAAGAAACAATCGAAGCTAGAGAATACGTTAAAAGAATGACTGACAGCGGTGTACTCACCGATTTATTTGATGTCCCAGCAAAGCTTCACATTAAAGGAATCAATAAAGTTACCCTTCTTTCTTTACTAAGAAACAACAACATTCTTAACGACAACAACTTGCCTTACCAGGAATATATTGACAATGGGTGGTTTAGACCAATCGCTTCTACCTATCCAGATAAAAAGGCGGGACAAGTTACTCATCACAGAGTCTTTTGCTATAAAGTCGCTATCAACGGGATGAGGAGGCTCATAGAAAAATGGGCAGGGAAGAAATAAACAATTCAAGTGGAAATAATGCATGTTATTTCGCTTTGAACATAAAGGAGGGTGGTTCCTATGGCTAATCCGAAGAGTAAGCTCGACTGGTTTCCCGTGGACACGAGAATCCTAGAGGATCCTAAGGTCAGGAAGCTGGTCCATAAATACAAAGTGGAGGGATATGGGCTTTTTCTCCATGTCCTTTCACGCATCTATCTGAATGGATACTTCATCAAAGATGACATCGATTCTTTTTCTTTGGATATCGCCTATGACCTCGGCTATAACGATACCGAAGAGCATATCGCATTGGTAAAAGAAGTAATTGAGTACATGATGAAGATCAATCTGCTAGATAGTTTTTCCTATGAATGCGAATCCGTTTTTACCTCTAAAGCGATACAGATACAGTTTGTCAAATCGACATTAAGGAGAGTGCCTAGGGAGAAGCCGCATTGGTTATTGACACCAGAAGAGGAAGCTGACGCTAGAACCTATATGAAAAATAGGGAGGAGGATTCCGACTGATTATGTCTACATTATGTTTGCAATATGTGTACAGAAACTATGATTCTGCAGACATTATGTTACATTCGGAAACATTCCTCTCTTTGAGAAAAGGAAAAAGAAATAGAAAGTGAAAAAGAGAATAGATATACAAGATAAATACGATATAAGGAACTGTCCGTTCCATTTGAATTATTGGACTCGTTGCTTAATTGAAGATCATCTAATCACTGTCTACGATAACGACATATTCCTCTTCAACCAGATGTTTGACGAAAATAGCGATATCGATGAGGAACTCTTTAGAAGATGCTTTAGATACACTAGGGACTATTGCAGGAAGAATAAAAACGGAATCCATAGGATGTTCAGCTTCTTTAGAGCGGCTTTCTTTGAAAACCTGAGGAAGATGGATGGATACGATGAAAGGATGGAGAAGTGGTATGAAGAAACGAGTGCCTACCTTAGAGCAGTTCGCGAAGATAGTGAGGACTAATAAAAGAAGGCTTGAGAGGCTACATGAAGATTTGGGCTACGCCAGGTATTTGATGTACGCCGCTCAAGGAATAGATTATTCAAAGCCCAACGTCCAGCATTCGACTCCTCAATTCGACAAGATAACCATCGACCTGGATCGAATCGATAGGATAGAAAAGAAAATCGCCTACTATGAAACATTCAATGTCCTTTGGGATAAATGGCAGAAGAAGATGACCCCTAGAGAGACAGACGTCTTTCATAAACGCTACATGCAAGATAAAACAGTGGTGGATATTTCTGCCGAGTTGCAAGTTTCAAATGTACGAATTTATGGACTTATAGGCCAATTAGAGGCTAAGTATGAGGAATTTACTAATGAAATTTCTCAATACTTATAGAGTAAATGTAATAAAAATGATATAATCTTGTTTGAATACGAGATTCGGAGGGATTCGAATGAAATATTGTGATGCTATTAAATGCCTTAGAAAAAAACTTCTTTTATCTCAAACAGAGTTTGCAGAGAAGATGGGTGTGGCATTTGTGACAGTGAATAGATGGGAGAACGGAAACAACGTTCCCACTTTTAAATATAAAAGAAAATTAGCACCTCTTTTCAAAGAAAACGGAATCGAGGTGGAAGAATGAAAAAATATAGATTCATTGATTTGTTTGCAGGAATAGGTGGCTTTCATCAAGCTTTGACAAATCTCGGTTGCAAATGTGTTTGCGCTTCGGAAATTGACGAAGATGCGATAAAAAGATACAAAGCAAACTTCCCTGACACACCTATGGTTGGTGATATAAATAAAACATATTCTAAATTACCAGAATTCGACATTCTTTGTGGTGGTTTCCCTTGCCAACCTTTCAGCAAAGCGGGTAAGCAAGAAGGCTTTGGAGATAAGACGAGAGGTAATCTTTTTTATAGAATCATGGATGTTCTTGACCTTCACCCAGAATGTAAGTTCGTAATTTTGGAAAATGTGAAGAACTTGGCAGACAAAACAGAAAATTGGGATATTATTCAAAACGAACTTAAACAAAGAAATTTTTATGTCACGGATATGCCAATTATCCTATCGCCTCATCAATTTGGCATACCTCAAATCAGGGAAAGAGTCTACATTCTTGGAATCAGAAAAGATATTCGTGATGAAGCAAAATTACCAAACGGGTCAATTCATATGGAAGATCTCGGCAGGCTTTTTTCGACAAAGAACATCTGTTCTGGCGATGATGCCAGAAAGATACTAGAGCCATGTGATGACGAGAGTTACTTTATCAGCGAATACGAAGAACATCTCATTAGGATGTGGTATGAATTCAAGGTTCAAACAAATTTTGATGTTGTTGGTGTTCCTGTTTGGGTTGAGTATTTTGGCTACAGGCTTACCGATAGACAGTTTGAGAAGTTTGTTGACCACAAAGGCGAAACTATAAAAACCATGCCCGATTGGAAAAAGAAGTTTGCCTTAAAAAACAGGGCTTTCTATTTGAAACACAAAGATTTCATCGATGGGTGGATTGAGCGTTACAACGTCATGCAATTACCGTTGGGGTATAAGAAATTTGAATGGAATTGCAGTGGTGCTAGAGGCATCGAAGATACCATTATCCAATTCCGTCAATCTGGAATCAGGGTTAAAAAACTCAATTATTTCCCAGCTTTGGTCGCAATCAATAACACTCCAATAATCTTTGACCAAAATCATCAGAGATTTAGAAGAATCACACCTAGAGAAGCTGCAAATTTGCAAAGTTTCAACCGTGATTATGTCTTGGGTAATGATGCGAGGATTTATAAACAATTAGGTAATGCTGTAAATGTAGTCATAATCGAAAAATTAGCAAAGAAATTAATGTCGTTTGAAAGGAGCGGAAAGAAATGAAAAAACTAAACATTAGGCCAGATACTGGCGTATATGGGACATATAAAAGAATTAGTTATCAGCCATGGACCGCTCTTGCTGAGTTCGTCGATAACTCAACACAAAGTTTCTATGACCATAAAGAAGAATTATTCAATACTAAATACTATAAAGGATTAGAAGTTGAAATCATTTATAGAGAGGATCCATCCTGCGGCGATGAAATAAAAATTATTGATAACGCTTTTGGCATGGATTATTCCGACTTCCAAAGAGCAATTATCTTGGATAGGCCACCAAAAAACACAAAAGGAAGAAACGAATTTGGCATGGGCCTCAAGGCGGCAGCGTGTTGGTTTGGAAACTTGTGGTCCGTAGAAACTACCTCGCTTGGAAGCCATTTCAAATACAAGGCTGAAATCGATATTGATAATTTAGTCAAATATAAAGCTGAGACAATTGATGTTGAAGAGGAACAGGTTAGCCCTAAAGACCACTATACAGTAATCACAATCCAGAGATTGAATAAAAAAATTAAAGGCAAGAGAATCGAAAAGAAAATTCATGAATTGCTTTCTTCTATTTATAGGGCTGATTTAAGAACTGGCGATGTTAAGATTTTCTATAACGGCGAGCAACTTGAGTTCGAAGAGGTAGAACCTTATACAGACGAAAGTGGAAAAACATGGAGAAAAGATGTTGAATTTACCATTCCTCATAGAGATGAAGAACTCCATGTTAAGGGATTCATTGCTATAAGAATTCCAGGCAGCACTAGGAACGCTGGCTTAACTCTTTTAAGAAGAGGCAGAGTTATTGTTGGTGGTCCAGAGAAAAACTATCGTCCTTATGAAGTTTTCGGTCCGTCCAACTTATACACATATCAACGTTTGTATGGTGAATTGGAAATGGATGACTGGCCAGTCACACAGGCAAAAGATGCGTTTGACTGGAGTAACGAAGATTTAGAAGCTAAGTTCATTGATAAACTTGTTGAGTTGTCAAAGGACTACCATGAATACACCGAAAAACTAAGAACCAGAGAAAAAGTTAAATTAGATGATGTTGTTGAGCAATTAACAAAAGATCTAACAAACAATAGTAAAATATCAAATGCTGTAGTCAATATTAAAAAAACCGAAGATGCACCAGCATCTCAAGAAGAAATAGAAGTTGATGAAGATTTATTTCCTGATTCTTCTTCATTGGTTGAAGACCAAGTTGAAAACGAAAGTGCTGGTGTCGGTGTTGACATCGAGGACAATTCACCCCTTCAAATTAATCTTTCATACGCCGGAAACGACTATGATTTTACATTCATCTTTGACGACAAAAATCCAAGGAGTGAATGGTTGAAACTAGAAGTTGAAGACAAAAGCATAAATAAATACACGATTACGCTAAACACCAGACACTCATTCTTTTATCCGTTTATCCAAAAGAAGGATTTTTTGGTACTCCTTGCGAAGTTTGCTACAGCGTTAGTAATAGCTGAGATAAACGCATGGTCTTTGGCGACAGACGGGATGGTTCCTCCTTCAAGCATTAGAAATGAGATGGGAAGGATATTGGAGGATTTGAAGTCAAATGAGTGATTTATATAAAGTTAACGAAATAAAAAAACAAGATACTGACAAGTTTGGCGATATCATCACAGATGGCTATTTTGCTTCCGCTGTTTCAAGAGAAATGATGAGAAGCGATGATTCGATGACAGACGATATCGTGAACAATGTTTTCGCAAATGCCTCATCGATATTAAACGAATGCCCTAATCCAAGCGGCAGTGGTGAGTTCAAGAAAACCGGCATTGTAATTGGCAAAGTACAAAGTGGTAAAACCTCAAACTTCATAGCTTTATTGGCACTGGCGTTTGATAATGGATATAACCTTGGCGTTGTCATAGGCGGCAACACAACTGAGTTATTAACTCAAAACGTTAATAGGATTAGATCATCATTTAATGTCCCAGTTGACAAACTAGTTGTTCTCCATTCTAAAGACAATCATAACAAGATCACTCCTGATGCCATAAGAGGGTTTATTGAAAATGGCCAAAAAGTATTGATCGTCACTTTGAAATCCCCTCAAGTAAAAACAAAAAAACATATGTCTAGGGTGTCGGAACTCTTTGATGATCCAGTTATGGCTAACGAAAACACAATCATAATCGACGATGAAGGCGACCAAGCCACACTAAACTCAAAGGCATATTCAAAAGACATAGCAAATCAATTAGCTCAAACTTACAAGGTTGCAATCGAAATAAAAGAAAAAATAAAAAGACATTGTTTTATTTCAATCACAGCAACTCCACAAGCGAATATTTTGATTAAAACGACAGATGTTCTTTCACCGGATTTTGGCAAACTAATTTATCCAGGCAGAGGCTATTGCGGCCTTTCTGTGTTCCACGGAGAGGAACAAGACAAATATGTGAAAGTGATTCCTGAAGAGGAAGATTCGCTTCTTGATTCAGATGGTGGCGTCCCAGCATCATTTTATGATGCTTTGTCATCTTTTTATGTCAGTAACGCCATAAGAAAAAGCCGTGGCGACATGAAGGTCCATTCCATGCTTATTCATCCATCAATGAAAAAATTCGACCACGCTAAGGTTGAAGAAAAAGTGAATAAACTTGTCAAACAATGGAAAGCATATGCAAAAAACGGCATCAAGGATTTTGGCTATATTAATGCTCTTCGACCAAAACTAATCAAATCGTACGAAATGTATAAAGCCGATGGTGTTGTAACCAGAAGTTTTGAGGAGATTGAAGGCCAAATTTTAGAATGCATTCGTCAGTCATCAGATGCTTTGGTATTCAACAGTGACCAAATTAACGCTAGGTCGGATGCTGAATTATATAAAACGAGAATCTATATTGGTGGAAATATACTTGATAGAGGCATCACAATTAAAGGCTTAGCGATTACATATATCATCAGAAGAGCAAAGGGATATAGCACCGTAGACAATACGGAACAAAGAGCAAGATGGTTCGGATACAAAAATGTGCCTGGATTCAGCGATTATATCGACATCTGCAGAGTGTGGGTAACAGAAGCAATTAAAAAAGATTTCGCTACGATAAACGAGTCTGATGAAGACATGTGGTCTTCAATTGAGAGAAATCTTTCTAGGGGAAAGAGTTTCAAAGAGCTTCCAAGATACTTTTTATTGCAGGATGACGTTTCACACAAATTAAAACTTACAAGACCTCAGGTCGCTAGGACAAAAGAACTCTTTTGGTCAGAATGGAAGACACAAACATATTACGTTAAAGATAAAGACCAAGCTGCTTTTAACATGCAATTAGTCGAATCTTTCAAAAGCAATCACAAGAGCAATAATGTTGTGAGAGATTTCAAAGGAGACAACCAACATTTGTATATTTACGATGTTAAATTATCCGATTTTTTGGAGAACTTGCTTGATAAATTCAAATTCTGTCAAGATGAGATGAATTATGCAGGTTATCTAAACAAACTTGAGGCATTGATTACGGAAAGAAAACTCGATGATCTAATTGATGTTGTATGGGTGAGAATAAACACAAACGAGAAACGTAAGATTTTAGAAGACGGAAGCATTCAACAATTTTTCAGAGGCCGCGACATGAGGCCAAATGAAAAGGGCGAATACAATTATCTGGGCGACAGGCACACATGTGACGATAGGCCAGACAAGATTCAAGTTCAGATTCACTATATCAAAGCAAGCAATATGCCAGATGTAGATTTCTACTCACCATCTATATGTATTTATGTACCGAATCATTACATTGATGAAGTGAAGATTATTGGGAGGGAAGATTAATGATTACAGTTCAAGAAATATTAAATACAATCGCCATCCCAAACGAAGGCTTAGTTCTTAAAAAGAAGGACGTGTTTTACTGGGGCAAAAGCAGCGGCGGAGACATTGTTTATGGAATTGAATCCAAAAACAAAAATCTTATGTCAATGACCCAAACAACCAGATATTTAAAAATATGTCTAAATACCACATTTAATGTTTCCTTTGACGATTTGAGCGAACAAAAGAATCTATCTTTAATTATCCTCAAGCAAGAAGGGATAAAGTTTTTAGATATTTTTATCAGGCTTACTGACACGATTGACAGCGAATTGTCGGATCAGGAATTATTGACTTATTTTCTTAATTTAAAAGACTTGTTCTCTAACGATAGTAAAAAGTCTATTAAAGAATTGCAGGGGCTTTATGGCGAATTATATGCAATGGTCTATTTAAAGGAGAAAGAGCAAATCAATATTGCTCAGTTTTATCAATCTGAAGATAAGAGAAAGTTTGACTTTTCAATCGATGATAATAAAAAAATTGAAGTCAAAACAACAACACTTCCTGCAAGAATCCATCATTTCAAATTGGATCAACTCAATGTGTTAAGATACGACATATTGGTTGTTTCTATAATGTTGCAAAAAGACGATGGAGGATTAAGTCTTAATGCCTTAATAAATAGAGCTAAAGACTTATTTTCCAATAATTTAAAATTATTGATACATATAGAAAATATGGTTAAAAACATTGATGCTGATGTTCTTGAAACCTTAAAATATAACAAATCATTCATTGATGAAAACATCAAATTTGTTAAAGCAATTAACATACCAAGAATCCAGGAGAAAACCATGGATGGCGTATTTAATGTTGAGTTTGATTCTGATTTGTCAAATTGTGAGCAATTTAGTGATAGCGAAATTTGTGAATGGATTAAACTGCAGGATGTCAGATAAAGGAGACGCACGATATGAAACAAAAATTGACTGTCAAAATCTTAATAGAAGAAACAAGAAAGTTTTGTGAAATTGAGAGAAAGACATATCACAAAGAGCTTTATGGTGTAACCGATGGCAAAGCAATTGGAACCTATGTTGAGCATAAACTAAAGCAGTATCTTGCAGAGCGTTTTGATTTCACTAGTGGCAACAGTGCTTCCGGTATTGACTTACCCGATGAATCAATAAACACAGATATTAAAGTTACTTCAATTAGACAGCCACAATCGTCTTGTCCATACAAATCTTCTAGACAAAAAATATATGGTCTTGGTTATAACTTGTTGGTGCTTGTTTACGACAAAATCGATGATGAAAACGGTGGCTTGCTTAAATTTTTAAATGTTACTTTCGTTGAAAAGGAAAGAACTGGAGATTTCACAACAACCAAAAGAATTATAGAAATGCTTCGTGACGGTGCAAATAAAGATGATCTTGTTGCCTATTTTACAGACAGAAACATTCCAGGCGATGAAATTACATATTTGAATTTAGCGGAAGAATTGTTATCTAGAAGGCCAAAGCAAGGGTATTTGACAATTTCAAATGCTTTGCAATGGAGACTTCAATACGGACGCGTTATCGCATTAAATAATGAAGTAGATGGAGTGAATAACCATGATTTCAATTGAAAAAACCGAATTCGGAGATTATCAAACGCCTGAGGATTTTTGCCTTAGTGTTTGTGATTTGCTCTTGAACAAATATTCACTAAGTCCAGACTATGTGGTGGAACCAACGATGGGCGTTGGAAATTTTTTGAAGGCGATTTCAAAAAAAATAAACTGTGAATTTTTCGGCATTGAAATTAATCATGACTATGTTGCTGAAGCTCAAAAAGCAATTAAGCATGCAACAATATTTGAATCTAATATTTTTACATTTGATTTTGAAATTCTAAAAGAAAAAATGACTGATGGTCATCGTTCTAAAGTATTATTTTTAGGCAATCCTCCGTGGGTCACTAACTCTTCACTAAGTTCTTTAGGAAGTTTCAATCTTCCGTATAAAGATAACTTTAAAAAGGAAAGAGGGTTTGATGCTGTTACCGGAAAAGGAAATTTTGACATCTGTGAATATATTTTGTTACAACTTATGTCCGAGTTTTCAAATTACGATGATTGTTATCTGGCTTTCCTTTGCAAAGAAATAGTGGCAAAAAACATAATTAGAGATTTAGGTAAATATTCATTTGACTTAGAATTTGCTGATTTATATTCATTCGATGCAAAAAAAGTTTTTGGAGTTAATTGTGATGCTGTACTTTTTGTTACGAAATTAGCTACAGGAAAGCCACTTGACCACGCTAACGTCTATTCGTTTGATAAACCAAATGAGATAGTATCAGCTTTTGGATGGAAAAATGGAGTTTTTGTATCTAATTTAAATTCTTATAACGATTTATTTGACGGAGTTTCACAAATCACTTGGAGACAAGGAATTAAACACGATTGTTCAAAAGTGATGGAAATTAAACACAAAGATAATCGATGGATCAATGGATATGGAGAAAATATAGATTTTATAGATAGTTTTTTTGTTCATCCATTGGTGAAATCATCTGCATTTAAAGAGACTATAATTAATTCATTTGATAAATATGTTATTGTCACTCAAGAATATGTTCGACAAGACACAAGTAGATTAAACAAAGACCCAAGAGTTCTTAATTATTTACAATCTCACTTAACGGATTTTAACAAAAGAAAATCTATAATTTATAAGAACACGCCGCCATTTTCTATTTTTGGTATAGGAAGTTATTCTTTTACAAATTATAAGATTGGTTTATCCGGCTTTTATAAAGAACCAAAATTTAGTTTTTTGTACTCAAACAAAAACCCTGTAATGGTAGATGATACGTGCTATTTTATTGGAACGAACAACAAATTGTATGCAGAGATTTTGTTTTGCTCTCTAGACCAAAAAGAGATATATGATTTTATGAAGTCTATTTCGTTTAAAAACAGTAAAAGGCCATTTACTAAGGATGTTATGCAAAGGTTAGATTTGGTTAAAATTTTAAATTATTACGGATATGAAACTATCAATAATAAACTTTCAGAGATATTTGGAGAGCAAATCTCTAAAAGTATTTTTAACGAATTATTAGAAAAACTTAATCGATGCTCAGGCGATCTTGATGATGTAGAGCTATAAATTCTAAAGAGAAATAATACAAGTTATTTCGCTTAGAAGAATAAAACCAACGGATAATACATAGTATTAAGGAAGGAGATACCTTATGGCTGGTAGATATGGCATACCGGGGTACTTCGAAAATGTCGAAGTCTCAGGAAATAGAATTAAAGAACCAGGTTTTCTTGGTAAGACTTTATATGTCGTAGACGGTACCAGAATTAGAGAACCGGGGTTTGGCGGCAAGACCATTCTTGTTATTGAAAAAGGTCGTGTTAAAAAACCTGGATTTTTAGGCAAAACCCTTTTCTATATTGATAAGCATGGTGCGATCAAAGAGACAGGCTTATTTGGAAGAACTGTTGGAGCATTTCCTTTGTTTCCAGGAATGGGTCCATCAGGAAGTGAAGAAATAGTTCATCAAGAAGAACCTTCTCAACCTTCCTACGAAGAAGAATCAAGAGCACCAAGAGATACTGGGCCAAGCTTAGAAGAATATGCAAAGCAGATGGAACTTGAACTTGGCTATGTTGCTGACATGACCAATGTTAGAAGTGGTGCAAAGACCATTTCTGTCCCGGCGAAATTCAAGAAACTAACAGCGATTGCTCCAGCCGTAGCTGTGGAAACAGTTAAAATCCATTCAGGTGTCCTTGCCATTAATCCCCAAAGCATTCATGCAAGTAAGGAGTTTATTGTTGAAGAAGACAATCCTGTTTTCTCTTCAGAAAACGGAATACTTTATGACAAAAACAAAACGATGATTGTTAGAGTTCCTTCTGACATGGAGATGGATACATTCGCATTTAAAGATAGTGTTGTTACCGTAGGTAATAACGCCTTTGCAGGAGTTAAAGGAACATCTTTAACTATTCCTGATAAGATTACAAAAATTGGTGGTAGAGCGTTTGAAGGATGCTTTAAAATCAAAACCATGTTCATTCCAAAATCTGTAACGGAAATTGGAGAGATGGCGTTCTATTGTGATTCTAAGTTAATTATCTCTACTGATTGGGAAGCAAAACCAGAAGGATGGAAATTTGATTCCTCCCATGTTAAAGAGATCAAATTCGGAGCCAACTAAGATATGGAAAGTTTAGAAGAATTCATAGCGAAACATCGGACCACAAAAGAAAAGACTTCTTCGTTCGTTGAATACTTATATTCACTTATGAATAAGTATGGCTTTGATAACCCTTCTGACCTTTATAACAAAGCTAATATTTCTAGACAGCTTTGGTCCTCAATCATTTCCGTAAAATCAAACCCATCATTAAATGTCTGCTTGAAGATTGCATTTGCTTTAAAAGCTACTAATCATGAGTGCAAATATCTTCTTAAGAAAGCCGGATATACACTGGCTTCATCTAACAAATTCGCATTGATTATTAGGTACGCGATTGAAAACAAGATTTACGACATCGATGATGTTAATGATCTACTAGAAAAGAACGGTTACGCTGATTCGCTAATTATATAATAATTAAAGATGGTCAAATCAATTGTCAAATATGGTTTGACCTTTTTTATTGTCTTTCTTTCTATAATTTAGGAGCAAAAGGAGGAAAGACACATGAACAAAAACTTAAAGAAGATCCATGAATACCTGATGGAAAGAGGAGTGGAAGAAAAGCAATTATTGGAGTCTGATACGAGTTCTGTCTATCTCGCGATGGAGATAATGGAATACGCTCACAGAAATCAAAAAAGAGAAAATGGTGAGGATTACGCAAACCATCCAGCGAGATGTTTAGAGACTTATCGAGAATTAGTTGGTATCAAGCCTCACGATTTCTTCTGTATGGATAAGGATCTCATGTACAAGCACAACGTTCCATATGACGGAGTCCAGGAAGTCTGTCTCCTTCATGATGTGGTGGAGGACACTGAATTCACCATTAATGATGTTAGAGAAATCTATGTCGACTGTGGATTTGAGAGATACTTTGATATCTATATAAAGGATGCCTTAGAAAGAATCACACATGATAAATCGGTTGATTATGGTGAATACATCAAAGTGGTTCTTAAGAATCCGATATCTGCATTAGTTAAGATGATTGACATGCAAGATAATCTTAGAATCCTAGATTTAATCAAATATGACGAAGAAAGATACCATAGAGCTCAAGGCTACTTGTTCTGGACATTCATTATCAATGATGGCTATCACTTCGTTGAAAACATCGAGAAATATAGAAAAGCATACAAGGAGGAAAATGAATAATGAAATTCTTATTATTAGGTGATAACTACAAAAGACTATTCGTTGAAGATGATAAACAACTCTTTTCTCTTCGTTATGATAAAAATACAGACAAATGGGTTGATGGCGGAACGACTCTTTGGGATAATCGAGTCGGTTTTGATGAATCAGAACCAGAAGGATCGCCATATCGATATGGTAATGGTTCATGTATGGAAGACATTGTTGAAATCACAAAGGAAGAAGCTGAAGAGTTTATATCAAAACCAATTGATGCCGAAGAACTTGAAAAACTATTAAAAAGCAAAGAAAATTAATCAAAGATTAAGGGAGTGCATCCCTTATTCTTTTGCACTTGTACAAAAGTGTATTTATTATGCACTAGTACAAAAGTGCCGAATTATTGAGTTGCAAATACAAAATTGCCTTGATAGTTTGTAATTAAGAGTGCAATTAATCAAAGAGAAAATACATTATAAAGTCATAAGTTTTTTCAACATAAAATCTCGAAAAATATAAGTTTATAAAGTCTATTAATCTCTATCGTTATCATCTAAACTATTAGGAAATAAAGGAGAAAAGTAAATGAAAGCATCTGAATTAGTTATCAAAAAATTAAGAGAAGTTGGCGGTGATGAATGGATCACTTTACTTAATGGAGATGAAGCTCGTGTTTCAATTGGCGGAAGAGACTATTTTGTATCAGATAAACTTCCATACCAGAATGTTGAGTTCTCGATTTTTGATATAGTGGTGGACTTTCTGAAGAAACAACCACACGGAAGAGCGATTAAAGGCGGCTGTAGAAGCAGCAAAGTCGGCGAGAATAAATGTGGTAGAGATACTGTCATGTATGCCATCGCAACAGAATACTATGGCAAAGAAGAAGGTGAAAGCTCATTTGATCCTTTGTTTGTCATTGCTGCAATTTTGGATTGGGCAGGTATTGCTAGAAACGAACGTGGCTATATGGAGTTAATCAATGTGGCCATTTGGTAAAAAGAAAAAGAAACCTGTTAAAAAGGTAAGGAAGCAAAAGAAGAAATATCCTCATCCTGATAACGAACATAATTTCGATAAAGATTTAACAGATACCGAATTCTTTGAAATTATGGAAGATGACTAAGAGAAATAATTATAGTTATGTGTCATAGAAGATGACTAATACTATGTATTAAAGTAAAATCGAATAAGGCTCACTTAAAAATAGTGGGCTTTTTTATAACCTCGGTAGTAACTAGGTTGAGATCTAAAAATAAAATGTGTAAAACAGTTTGATTTTTCATAGATTTTTTACATCGAAAATCCTGTTAATCATCAGATTAAGAAAGACAAATAATGTTATTCCGCGTCAATTGAGAAAAACGGTGGTTTTCGGTAAACTAGAAGTACAATCGATAAGTGTAGGCATATTGTCTACATAATGCTGGCATAAAGCCTAGGATTCCTATTAAGAGCCGCGCATGGCTCTTTTTTGCTTCCTGCAGAAATCTGTAGCGTCTGGCAAAAAGGAGGAATAGTGGTATGTCAGATATTTATCAAAAATGGAACGAGCAAGGGATTCTTAGAACAAAGCTTCTATCAATCTCTTTTTTAGTTAGAGCAGGTATCCCAATTAGGGATATCTGCAAAAAGGAAGGAATCACGATCAAAGAGTTTTCTTCCCTAAAAGGAAAGTATAAAGATTTAGCGGAAGCCTGTGATAAAAACAACATCAACGGCCTTATCTTCTGTGTCGATAACCTTATCCAAATGGCAGAGGGCTATCAAATGAAAAAAGAAGGTAAGGAAGGCTATAAGACAAAAACAGGCCAAGACAAATTCAAAATCGTTGATATTAAGATTCCTGTTCCTAAATCATTACAGGCCAATGCCTATCTCTTAGAAAAGGGATATGGCAAGAAGTGGATGATGGATTACGAGAAAATCGCGCTTGCCGAAAAGAAATTAGACAACGGTGAAACATGGGAGGATGAGGAAGATGGATGTGAAGATGATATCGATTAATGATATTTATCCTTATGAAAACAATCCGCGTAAGAACGATGATGCGGTTGATGAAGTAGCTTCTTCTATCAAAGCCTTTGGCTTTAAGAACCCAATTATCGTTGATAAGAACATGGTGATCATTGCTGGTCACACCAGATTAAAAGCCGCAAAGAAACTTGGATTAACAATGGTTCCAGTCATCATTGCTGATGATTTAACCGAGGACCAAGCTAATGCTTTAAGACTTGCAGATAACAAAACAGCAGAAATCGCAAAGTGGGATAAGAAAAAGTTAGAAGAAGAACTCAAACAGATTAATTGGGAACTACTTGGAATCGATATGACTGATGTCGGTTTTAATGATATCTTTGCTAGTGAATTCCAAGAAGTAGTGGATGATGATTTTGATGAAGGACAATATCTATCTGATGAACCTTATTCCAAGCAAGGTGATATTTATTTACTAGATGAAAACCGCGTGATGTGTGGTGATTCAACCGATGCAGAACAAGTTAAAACCTTAATGGACGAAAAGCTTGCTGATATGGTTTTCACCGATCCACCTTATAACGTTGCTATCGGTAAAAGAGGGCAACAATACAAAGAAAGAGGCGGATATGGTTGTGGCATGAATGAGCGCACAATCCTTAACGATGACATGGGAAATGAAGAATTCCATGCGTTTTTGCTACAAGTTTTTAAGAACTTATTTGATTCAATTAAGGAAGGCGCACCTACATATGTCTGTCACGCAGATAGCGAAGGCATTAACTTTAGAGTCGCTTTTAGCGAAGCAGGATTCAAGCTCGCTCAATGCATCATCTGGATTAAGAACTCATTTACGATGGGTAGACAAGATTACCAATGGCAACATGAGCCAATTCTATATGGCTGGAAACCAGGAGCAGGGCATTACTTCGTTGACGATAGAACCCAATCAACAACATGGTTCTATGATAAGCCAAGAAAGAATGATCTCCATCCAACCATGAAACCATTAGAACTTGTTGGGCAAGCAATCAATAATTCATCACTTGTAGGTCAACTCGTACTCGACTTATTTGGCGGTAGTGGTAGCACATTGATTGCAGCATATAAGAGCAAGCGCAACTGTTATTCAATGGAACTTGATGAGAAATACGCAGACGTGATTGTTAAGCGTTATATCAAAAACAAAGGTTCATATGATAATTGCTATCTGTTAAGAGATGGCGAAAAGATTCCTCTAACACAAATAGAGGATTTTTTAATCTTAGAAACTCCTAATGATTCCGGTCATTAGTTGTCGACAAAAGTGGGTGAGGCTTTTCGTTTTTCCCTCACCCACACAAGTTCCTTATTAACTTGCTATTATCACTCTTTAGAGTGATATATATAGTAAGAAAGGAATGAAAAACGATGAAAAAAGAACAATTAAAAATCGATGATCAAGTGAAAGCCATCTTTAGAAAATATGGCCGTCACGAAGTCATTGGAACAGTGTTTGAAATAAGCACTGACGAACATGCTCTTTCAGGCACTTGGGTTTCAATCAGAGTTACTGGCGGTAACATGAATGACAAACAAGTCGCTTGGATGGTTGCAAATCGAATCAATGTCATGGTTCCAGTTAAAGATGTCACAGAGGTAATCGCTTAATGAAAGAAAGAATTAGCATCTCCAATTGGATAGATAAGTTCAATAATGGGGATTACTCAAGCGGAGATGTAAAAACTCAGATTCTTGCTGGTTGGTATGATTGGTTCTGCAAAGATAGTAGCTTAGCCAACAAGACAAAGAAGATGGGCAACATCATAAAGCAAATCAAAAGTGGTGGTAAGGTTGACCTTCAAAACTGGTATGTCTGGTTTAAAAACAACTGTCCGCTTAACGGACCATTATATGATGACTTCCGATTCGCTAGATTAGAAACTGGTGACGTCCAATTCACAATCCAAATTAACTGCTGCTGGAATAAACACCGTTACAGCGTTTGGGGAAGAAAGAGCGAGAGTGGAGAATTTCAACATGAAGAACCGCTGTTTGAAACAGACTCACTTAGAGATTTAGTTAAGTGGTTCAACACGCCTTGGGAAAGCTAAACCGCGCACGCATAGAAACGAAGTAAAAAGCACCTGGAAATAATGATCCAGGTGTCTTCTTATTAACTTGCTATATCTCTGATATAGAGCGAATATATTCATGACCAAAAGGAGGTCAGAATATGCACTATATAGAAACCAAAAAGGGCCTTGAAACCCTGCTCAAAAGATGCCAAGATGCCGGGGTTACGGATGACTACTCAACCGATAGATGGATTACGGTGATTAAAGGCTGTATCAAGGAAGGCTTAGCGATGGATGAGGTTGACTGGGAAAACACACCTGCAGAACTTAAACCATTATGGCGAGGCCTTAAATAAGAGAATCAAAATTATAGAAGGAGTCCTGAAAAGGGACTTTTTTTCTTGGTAAAGGAGAATGAATGATAAATGCGCTAATAGAAACTATTTATATGTCATTCGTTTCGCTTACCATCAGCTGGCTTATAGCCATGTCACTTGGCTCTATCGTTTCGGAAACTAGACCAGGAGGATTGTTTCCAAATAAGGTAATCAACTTTATTTTGAATCGAGTGGTGGATGTAGGTAGATCTATTCCTTTTATCCTTTTAGTGGTGTTCTTATTCCCTTTCACAAGGATGCTAATCGGAACAGCAATAGGCACCAAAGCTATGATCGTTCCTCTTACGATATGTGCGATTCCTTTTGAAATTAGATTAATAGAGGAAATCCTATCCGAAGTACCATATTCGATTATCGAAGCCGCAAAGATAGATGGCGCAAGTAATCTAAAGATTATCATCCGTATAAAGTGGGCTTGTAAGGTTCCGTATTTAGTTAACGCAATTGGCATTACCTTAATCAATATCATCGGTTATTCTGCAATGGCTGGAGTTGTCGGTGGTGGCGGATTAGGGAATTATGCGATTGTCTATGGCTTTCAAAGATTTAATTGGAACATTATTGCTCAAGCGGTGATCCTTGTGATCATACTTGTTTCAACAATCCAAATCATCAATAACCTTTTGGTTAGATTTTTATTAAGGAGAGTGTTATGCATAAAACATTAATGAAATTTCTCTTGCCTGCTTGCTTGTGCCTGCTTGCGTTAGCAGGATGTGGCAAATCAAATAAAGCAATCGTAGTGGGAGCAAGCTCTACTCCACACGCTTTGATTTTAGATGAGTGTAAAAGCTATGTGAAAAATCAAGGCTACGAATTAGATGTAAAGGTGTTCAATGACTATGTCTTACCTAACTATGCTTTAGAAAACGGTGAGCTAGATGCCAATTATTTTCAGCACAAACCTTACTTAGAAGAATTCAATTCCTCAAACGGAACTCATTTAGTCCCTGTGATGGATGTCCATTTTGAGCCAATGGGAATTTACAAAGGTAATAAGTCTTCGCTAGATAGTTATGTTCCATCGGATAAAATTATCGTGCCTAGCGATAAATCAAACTACGATAGAGCGGTAGAATTACTAAAAGTAAATGGAATGGAAAAGGCAAACTTCGTCCAAGTAGAAGCTCAAAATATTCCACTCATGTTATCTGATTGTTCTTATGCAGTTATTAATGGCAATTATGCTCTATCTTCAGGAGTAGTGAACCGTTGTTTAGTTACTGAAGATAAAGATAGTGACATTGCTAGAAAAATGGCGAATGTGATCGCTGTTAAAACAGGCCATGAAGATGATAAAAAAGTAAAAGTTTTATTAGAAGCATTGAAACAAGAAAACATTAAAGAATTTATTAAAACTAAGTTCGGTGAATCAGTCCTTTATATGGGCTAATTTTATTATTTGTCTCATTAGGAATATATTCCAATGAGTCTAATAATACATATGAAAAAGCATGATTTTTACCCCAAAAACGGGGCTTTTTGACGTTTATACTCATTACAAAGTAATCAGTATAAGAAAAAATGACATAAAGGAGGCAAACTATGTTTGAAAAAGTAAATCCATGCCATCCTGATAAGTTAGCGGATCGTATAGCAGGCGCTATTGTGGATCTTGCTTATCAAGATGTCGAAAACCCGAAAATTGCTGTTGAAGTTTTGCTCGGCCATGGAAAATGTCACATTATCGTAGAATCAAGTGAATTGTTAGACCTCGATTCAGTCAGGTCAATTGTTAAGAGAATAGCAAATATCGATAATGTCGATTTTGATTGGCATAACCAAGATGATAACTTACGCAAAAACCAACAAGACAAAATCAGGTGTGGTGATAATGGCATCTTTAAAGGAATGCCTACTTCACCAGAGCAAAGATTCCTCGCTAAGGTTAGTCAGGATATCTTTAGATACCATCCTTATGATGGCAAATACATTGTTGACGGTTCTCGTTTAATAATCTGTCAAAGTAACGCTAGAAAAGAGGATATTCAATGTGCATTTAAAAACGCAGAGATTAATCCTATTGGTGATTGGACTGGTGGACCAGATGTTGATAGCGGAGCCACAAATAGAAAGCTCGGTTCTGATATGGGAGATGCTGTCACTGGTGGTGGACTCCATGGTAAAGATCTATCCAAGGCTGATGTCAGTGTAAATATTTATGCTTTCCTCAAAGCGCAGATTACACAAAAGCCGGTTTATCTTTGCTGCGCTATAGGTCAGGAAACCATCGATGGAAAGCCATATGAAGAAATCGTCAACATCGCTAGAACCTATATTAAGTCCTTAGGTGGCTTTGAAAAATTTGCTGAATGGGGACTTATACGATGAACCGTAGGAAGCGGATGTACAACCAGAAGAGCTATAAGCCATTAAAGCTTGAGCGATTCTATAAGTCCGACAGGTGGCATGAAGCACGTAGGCAAGTAATCCTTAGGGATAAAGGCATGTGTCAGATGTGTGGAAACGTAGGCACACAGGTCCATCATAAAATCCATTTAAACATAAGGAATGTTGATGATCCTGAGGTCGCTACCAATTCTGATAACCTGATACTATTATGCGATCACTGTCATAACGAAGTGCATCATAGGGTTGGAAAGAACGCCTGCTATAAGTTTGATGAGGAAGGTAATTTAGTTCCAAAGAAATAAAAATTTACGATCCCCCGGGTCAAGAATTAAAAGTAATTTTTTACAGTACCGATGCGCCCACCTCAGAAATACGCGAGACCCATTTTTTCAAAAACCAGAATTTTCTGGAGCCAAAAAATCGATAGGAGGTAGGCTGATGAATCAAGCTGCTGTCGACGCCGAATATCAGCGACTCCTGTTGTTAGTAAAAGACGTCGACGATACTAAAAAACAATTATTAGATGAGCTGCTACACAAGGCGGCTTTTTTAAAGGTCAAGATGGACATACTTGAGGAGAAAATGAAGAGAGGTGGAGTTACCCAAAAATCATCTAAAGGTAATGTTAGAATCTCTCAAAGGTTTAAAACCTATTTAGCTTCTCTTCAAGCCTACCAGCAAGTCATCAAGACCATAAACACAATAGCTGGTAAAAACAAAATCGATGATGATGACGAATTTGATGAATTCATGAGGTCAATAAAAGGAGAGCAGTAAAATGGCATTTGAAATTAATATCCATGTTAATAAAAACGGTAGACTTGAATCAGAGCTTTTTCCTTTAGAGATCTCTGTCTATCGTGAATCTAAAAGAGTAAAACTCTTGTTTGAAGTGGATGATGAAATTGATAGCACATATCATTACTTAAAATTCACTCACGCTAATGCGACCTATTTGTATAGAGTCCATAACAACGAATTTGAAATCCCTAAAGCTATTACTGCTTATGAAGGAGCGTGGGAGATGAGTTTTGTGGCTTGCGATGAAGTTGCTAATAGTGACTCTACGATTACAGCCAACTATATCTATGCATCTGAGCCAATTGTAGCGACAGTCCTTAAAGGAAACTTAGGAATCATTCATACTTCAGAAGAGTTTAAGATGCTTTCACAACTAGTCGAAGGATCATTTGATCACTTTGAAATACCAGAGGGTGTTGGTTTTATAACCACTAACTTTTTAGCAGAAGCTACAAACGAATTCACGGTTAGTGTTCCTTATACTGTTACAACAATTAAGGCCCATGCTTTTTATCAAAGCGGATGTACACATATTGAATTTGAACCAGGTAGTCAACTGGCCACTTTAGAAAACTATGCTCTTTATCGTATTGAAAACTTAGATGATATTAATTTCCCATCTTCCTTATCGAGTTGGGGACAATACAACTTAAGTGGATGTGGTAGTGAAATTGTCACCTTTGATGCTAATTCAAATTTAAGAGCTTTAACATCATATGCGTTCTGGAATATCCCGAAACTAAAAAAACTTTATTTACCAGATAGACTTCAAAGTTTTACTGGCGGTACAGCGGTGGTAAAAGGATGTCCTCAACTAAATGAAATCTGGTTCCCTAACACAATCAATGTCGCCATTCCAATGGAAGCAATTCAAGACTGCCCGCTCTTAACGAAAATTACATTACAAAGTAATTTCAACGTTAACGCGAACTTTGGTAACTGTACTTCATTGACAAGAGAATCGGTTATTCAAATGTTTAGAAACCTTAAGGATTTGTCCGGAGGTGCTTCAAAAGTTATCTCCATTCATCAGATTGTCTATGACAGGTTAGAAGAAGAGGATATTGATATTGCCACAAATAAGAACTGGACCATCGGCATTGTTGGTGCGAACGATCCTTTGGCAGGAAAGTTCTTCCATTATGAAAATAGCCAAATCTCTATTGATCTAGAATTCAGTGTCGGCTTTGGCTGCATCATGATTGATGCTAATGCAGTCAATTTCACATATGAATATCTCTCTGATTCAACATTTAAGATTGATATCTCTGGTGGAGATTATATTCCAAGTGCTTGGGGCAACTTTATGCCTGTTCCTGTTGGTGAAGTTATCAATGATACCGGAGTCATTTCATTCAGTAGTGGCGAAGTATCATCCGTTAAACTCAAAACTTATTCCGCAAATAACGTTGGAACCAATAGAACATTTAGCCTTGTGAGAGGAGATGACTAATATGGAAATCGTAGTTGAAAAAGGTAGACGTGTTCTTATCGCTAAAAAAGGATGCGTTATCCAAAGTGTGACTGATGGATCTATTCTTGGCAAGAAGCTCGTTTTAGGCAAAAAGGATTCGGAAATTCATTATCATGAGATTTCGATACCGGAAGAGAAAACGGAAGATAGCCTAGAATGAGTTTCTTTCTATCTTATTTAGACGAAATCAACTCAGGCCGCATAATTGCTGGTGAAGAGTTAAAAAGTGTCTTAAATGGCTTAAAACGTGATTTGGATGATCCTCGTTATTATTACGATGAGCGTCCTGGTCAAATTAGAATCGAGTTCATTGAGCGATTCTGTAAACATACAAAATCTCCATTCAATGGGCAGCCATTCATCTTGGAATTATGGGAGAAGGCTTTGTTAGAAGTGGCCTATGGATTCAAGATGAGCGAAACACATCTAAGAAGATTCAATGAGGTATTACTTCTTATTGCTAGAAAAAACGGTAAGACAACACTTATCGCTGGCATTGATTTAAGCGAATTCTTCCTAAGTGATGGTGGAACCGATATCGTTTGCGCAAGCAACACAAACGATCAAGCATCAATTTTGTTTGAAGAGATTAATAACATGAGAGAGCAATCTAAAGCTCTTTCTAATGAAAAGCGTTCAAAGAAGAATATTTTCTACATTTATTCTCCTAAAAACAAAAACAAAATCAAAAAGCTGTCTGCTCAAAGTAGAAACAAAGATGGTTATAACATCGAAGTTGGCTGTATTGATGAGGTCCATGAGATGACTGATTCAAAGGTCTATGATGCTATTAAGCAATCTCAATCTACTAAAAAAGAACCTTTGATTTTTATCATTACTACCGAAGGAACAACAGTTGATGGTTTCCTTGATAACAAACTTGCCTATGTAAGAAAGATGATCAAAGGTGAAATCAAGGATGAGCGAATACTTCCTTGGCTCTATACACAAGATTCAATTGATGAGGTGTTTAATGATTCCTCAACTTGGCAAAAGAGCAATCCATCAATCGGAAGTATTAAAAATAAGTCCTACTTTGATGACATCATGAACAAAGCAAAAAATGACTTAGCAACTAGAGTCACAATGCTTTGCAAAGATTTCAACATCAAGCAGGTAGAATCAGGTTCGTGGCTAACGTTTGATGAATTAAGCAATGAAGAAAAATACAAATTATCAGATCTTGCTGATTCTTACGCCATTGGTGGAGTTGATCTATCTTCGACAACCGACTTAACAGCTGCGGTCTTATTAGTTATTAAAAACGGGAAAAGATATGTTATTCCTCACTTCTTCATGCCTAGCGAACTCGTTGATAAAAGAGTGGAGGAAGACAAGATTCCTTATGATATCTGGGTTAAAAAAGGATACATCACTTTGACAGAAGGAAATCAAAATGATTTCTCAAAGGTTACAGAGTGGTTTGTTTCTATGGTTAGGCAATATAACATTCGCCCTCTATGGATAGGATATGATCCTTGGAATTCTCAATACTGGGTAAAGGAAATGGAAGATGCAGGATTCACGATGGAAAAAATCCGCCAAGGAATCTATACGCTTTCAGAGCCAATGAAACAATTAGAAGGCGATTTGAAAAACAAGCTAATTAATTACAACAATAACCCGATCTTAAAGTGGTGCTTTGCTAACACCCAAGCAAAGGTTGACTTAAATGGAAATATTCAACCTAGCAAATTAAATAGCAAACTAAAACGCATTGATGGCTGTGTGGCGTTGATTATCGCCTATGCAGTCTTAACAAGGTATAAAACCGATTATGAAAACATGGTAAGTTAGGAGGTCGCTATGGGATTATTTGATATCTTCAAACGTAAGAAACAAGTAGTGGCACCTATCCAATATGATGCTTCTATCTTTAGATCGACGTTAAATATCTTCTCTGATTTCGGTGACAATATTAATGCGAGCGACATTGTGAAGATCTGCATTGATCGTATTGCCACTCACTCAGCTAAGCTAAAACCGAGATATGTCAAAACGGAAGACAATGAAACTGTCCAAGAGAAAAAAGGAAATCTCGCCTACTTATTGAAGTTTCAACCAAACTCGTTGATGACTCCGTATGATTTTATCTATCGAGTTGTCACATTACTTTATTTAAATAACAACGCATTTATTTATCCGGAATATGATTATGCGACCTACGAGCTCAAAGCCATATGGCCACTTAAACCGAATAGTGTTGAAATGCTGAAAGATGATAGCGGAGCCATGTTTCTCCGCTTTTATTTCTCGGATAAGAAGGCGTTCATTCTTCCTTATGAATCAATCATTCATTTAAGAAGGTTCTATGGAACAAACGATGTCTTTGGTGGAAGTGGAGCGATATCTGATCATTCAGCTTTACTAAAAACAATCAAAATCAATGACTCTGTATTACAGGGTTTAGATAATGCTGTAAGAACAAGCTTTCAAATCAAAGGCCTTTTAAAGATAAATGGCATTCTTAATGATAAAGACAAAGCTGCTCAAAAGGCCGAATTTGATAAGGCATTAAACGAAGCCAGTAAAGACGGTGGCAATTCCATCGTTCCTGTGGATTTAAAAAGCGAATACGTGCCGCTTAACGTAGATCCAAAATTAATCGATTCAACGACACTCACTTTTTTACAAAAGAAAATCATTTCTTATTTCGGAGTGTCGGACGCTATCTTTGATAACAAGTACAACGAAAACGAATATAACGCTTTTTATGAATCCGTTATTGAAGGTATTGCGATTGCTATGTCAGAGGCTTTTTCAAAAGCTTTGCTGACTCGAGGACAATTAGAAAAAGGTGAGCAAATCATCTTTTATTCTGAAAGACTTCAATATGCTTCGTGGAATACAAAAGTCCAAGCAATAGAAAAACTAATGGGTTTAGGAATTCTTTCCTTAAATGAATCAAGAGCTTTGCTTGGATTCGAACCTATTGAAGGCGGCTCTAAGCGATTACAATCTCTCAACTATGTTGATGCAGATAAAGCTAGTGAATATCAGCTAGATAAATTATTCAAAAAACCTAAATCAAAGGAGGAAATAGACCAAGATGAATGATAAAGAAGTAAGATTCTCATCTCTCGAGAGTAGAGCAGATGAAGAAAACAAGAAGATGATAGTGGAAGGCTATGCGATTGTCTTCAATGAGGAAACACTCATAGGAACAGAAGAACACGGCTTTACTGAAGTCATCGATGCTCAAGCATTAAAAGAAACGAATATGAAGGATGTGCCATTTAAGTACAACCATACTGATACACATCTAATCTTAGCGAGGACCAGAAATGGTTCTCTTTCTTTAGAAGTTGATGAAAAAGGTTTGAAGATTCATGCCGAACTCATCGACACAACCAGCAATAGGGATATCTTTAAATCCATTGAAGCTGGACTATTAGACAAGATGTCATTTGCTTTTACTGTTAAAAGTCAAAGCTGGGATAAAAGTGGAAAGCTACCAAAGAGAACGATCACGGCAATTGATCGCTTATTCGATGTTAGTGTCGTAGACTTGCCGGCCTACGATCAAACTTCAATCCAAGCAAGCGCTCGATCTTTAGAATTGGCGGATGCTGAACTAAAGGCATTGGAGAATGAAGAGACTCTTGAACGAAGAACAGTGCTAGTTAAAAGACTATCCATTAAAACCAAAATTTAGGAGGAAATTCATTTATGAATCTAGAACTTAGACT